GTGAAGTAATAGTATCAAATTTAAAACCCATTTGCCAAAATTGCAATTCAAGTATGGGAACAAAAAATATGGACGACTTTATGAAAGGTTTTAGAGCAACGCGTATTTTAAATGCCGACCTTACATAGCAAAAAAAACAAGTTTAAAATACAAGTGCTTCCTCCTAAAAGGAGGATAAACTAAATTCTATGTAATGGGTTTAACATTTGCTTACTTTATGGTAGATAAGCAAATTCCCATCTAAAATATAGGCATAAAATATTAAGGCATTTTTAGATCTATAAGAAAATTGATATAAATAAATGCCTTTATATAATATATAAATGATACAAATGACATACCTACAAGATAAAATAAATATATTTTTCAAAAAAAGAAATGAAATATTTAAAAAACCACTTGAAAAAATTATAAATATTATGTTAAATAAGTGCAAATACATCAATGGAGAAAGTTTAGAGAGACATAATTGGGGAAATAATCCAATAAAATTAAAAAATATCCCAAAAAACATTAATTCACCTTCATTTGAAGAAGATTTATTAAATGTACTTAATTTAGATGACAATGAAAAATCAATAGTAGAATTATTGTGGGGAGATATACAACTTGGAAAAAGAGTTCAAGCGTGTATAATTATGTGGATTTCTGTTTATATACTAAAAAGGCCGGTTTTATATATTTTTAGAAATTTGACAATAGACCAGAAACAATTACAAGATGACATTATTGGAACAGAAAATTACAATTTTAATATTCAATTTATAAAAGCATTGTTTGAAGAATTTAATAGTGAACTTCAAGAATATTTTGAGGAAACAAATGTTGAATATTGGAAAGATTATAAACTTCCAGAACTAAAAGATATAAATAGTAATGATATTATAAGTAAATTAAGTAATAAAGAAGCAATCAATTCAAATGACATATTTTGTTGTTTAATGAACCATACTCAGTTAGCAAAACTAAATACAAAATTTAGTGAATACATTTATTACAATGATGAACTTGTGAATATTACTACATTAGTTGATGAAAGTGATTTAATGAGTCCTACATCTTCAAACGATAGAAGTAATGATAATGATAAAAAAGATTCCACTGCGTGTGAAATATTGCTTGCCAAAATATATAAAAAAGTAAAATATGCTTTACATATTACAGGAACAGCACATTCATTGTTATATAATATAACAACCAGATTAAGCGACCATACTGATATACAAATAAAAATATCAAAAGTCCATAAAATGAAAAGGTCAAATGATTATTTTGGATTATTCAATAATTCTATAAATTTTAACACAACATTTGTTGAATCTTGGTGGGACTATCAAGATACAGAAAATCATAAAAAAAAAACTTGTTATGATATTGTTGAAGATTATAATATTAATATAAAAAAAATAATAGAAAAAATATTAGAAAGACCTATCATTAAATATAATTCATTATTAATAAGTGAAGAAAAAATAAGAAGAAATCAATTTTGTTTAGTAGATAAAATAATGAACGATTTCCCTAATTTGTTTATCGTAATATATCACGGAAATTGTTTAAGATTATATTTTTCAAAAAAATATGAAAAAGAAGTAAAATATTGGTCTAAATGGGATTCAAAGCAATCATCAACAAGCCAAAGATTATGGCAATCAGGAGGAATATATGGTTCATCTATAGATACTGAAAAATCTGAAAAATTACCTAATAATTATTGCTATTTCAATATAAATACAAAAATATTAAATATAAAACTCGTTTATAAATTATTAAGAATATTATTTGAAAAAAGTGATACGCAAATTTTATATAAAACAATTGTAACAATAACAGGTAAATATGGAGAAAGGGGATATTCTTTTACAAGTGACGATTATGATAATTATTCATTACATTTAACAGACCAATATTTCGTGTCTCACGCATCATTAAATTGCACTAATGCGTCACAACAAATGAGAATTCAACTGAAATCAAATGATGTTGAATTAAAAAACGGAAGTATGAAACTTACTTTATGGACTACGCCATTATTTAAAGATATTATGTTAAATTTTTATGTAAAATTTATAAAAGAAATTGAAAAATATATAATGGGTTGTGAAAGTTGGGAAGAAATTAAAGATTTATTAGAAAGTATAATAGACAATGGAGATTTTAAGTTTGGTAAATATATGAAGTATATTGATGTATCAAAGAAACGAAAAAATTTAAAACCAATTAAACATTATGACAGCAAAAATAATGGTTATAAATTAATTGTTATTGATGATATGAATGATACTGAAATAAGTGATTGGTGTAAAGAAACTAAATTAGTTGATTATAAATGTATTAATGAAATTCAAGAAATGAATATTGATGAATTTATTGATAAATTTGGAGAATATGATGGAGGTATTCCTTTATGTATTGCTAAAAATAGTATTATTGATTTTGATAGAAAAAAACTGAATGAATTTGTAGTAGAAAAGTTCCCTATATTAAAGAGTTTTAAACTAGACCGCGTGGTTCAAATTAAATCAGGAAGTGCTAATAGTGATAGATATAATGGTATACAAAACGCGAATGAAAATAATAAACCTTATAATTATTATATTACAAATCGTAAACCTAACACATATAATATTTTGGTTTATGATAATTATGAAAATATACACATTACTATTACAACAAACAAAAAAACTTTACCCAAACAAACAAACAACTATATAAAAAAAACTCCATACATCGTAATTGATGATAAAGTTAAATATTCAGTTCTTAAAGAAGATTACAAACAACAAAATACTCACGGATATACAAATGAAGACGGAGATGATTTTATTGAAGACGATAATAAATTTCCAGCAAAATATTATTGGAAAACTCCTGATGGTTGGTTATATTTATATGATAAAGATAAACCTGAAATTATTTCGTTAGATATAGTATCTCCTCTACCTGTTAAAAATGTTATACAAACAAATATTTCAACAGAACCATTAATTAATAGTGATATATTTTTATTCGCAAATTCGTGTTGTAAAAAAACAGAAAAAAAAAACTTAAGATTTGGATTGAAAGATATATTCAAAATATATGAAACTTGGTGCAAAATAAATGGAAAAAAATGTTTGAAAACCCAGAAAAAATTTAAAGAGGAGTTTGAAAAAATAAATTACAAAGAAGAAAAAAGCAAAGGAGTTGATGTAAATAATAATCCTGGTAAACGAGGTTATAATATTATGGTTTCATTATAATTTGACTTAAAAGTAATTTACAAATATTAATAATATGAAAGATTATATTATTAATTGTTTTATTTTGCAGGATAACAACACATTATTAGATATATATAATTATATCAAATTTCGGTATGATAACCTAGTTGAAATAAATGATATAAAAACAGAATTGACTAAATTAATTAAAAATAATATTATTTTTTTTAATAACAAAAATTATGAATTATCAAATGAAGGTAGCGTGATATTAAATGATAATAAATATTATTATTCAAGAATCATTATTAAATTTTATAAAAAATATAGTAAAAATAATATAAAATATGAATTAAGAGAGATTAGAGAAGAACAAAAACAATTGAGAAATTATTTAATTGCTAATAAAACGCAAATGTGTATAATTTGTGAAAAAAAATTACCATTATGTTTATTAGAAACAGCACATCTAAAACCAAGATGTATATTGAATTACTATGAAAAAAATGACAAAAATATAGTAGAGTTTATGTGTAGATATTGTCATAGTTTATATGATAATGGTTTTTTGTCTGTTTATAATGGGTTGTTACAAGTTTCATCATTTATTAATCAGTATGATATAAATTATAATAAAAACAAACAAATACTTATTTATAATACACAAAACGAAAAATATTTTATCTTTCATCATACTTATATTTATAAGCATATAACCAAATAATAACTTTTATTGATATTGATATAATTTCTATTATTATATAAATGACTAAACAATTTACACCAGATTTGAAGCTAAAAGCAGTTAATTATTACCATAAAATAAATAATTATGTTAAGGTATGTGAAGTATTTGAATGTAGTGAAAGAAGTTTGAAAAGATGGGTTGAAAGATATGATAAAAGTAAAAATGTGAATAGAAAAACAAGAAAGTTAGGTTCTTATAAGTTAGAAAAACAACATATACAATTTATCAAAGAAACCTTACGAAAACATAGCGATATACAAATGAATTTTTTACACGAATTACTCAAAACAAAATTTCCAAAATTAGATATATCAAGACAATATTTATCAAATATTATTAGAGATAATAATATTACCAGAAAGAGAGCAACTTTCAAGCATTTTCCAAAAACTTATAGAGGAAATATTAGAGATGAAAAACAAGAACTGAAAGAATTTTTTGATGTAATAAATAAATTCAAATTAGAAGATATAATTTCTATTGATGAAACATCCGTAAGCACATCACTTACACATAACTATTGTAGAGCATTTTTAGGCGATAGATGTGTAAAGAAAACGACAAATAATGAAGTATTCAAAAAATATTCTTTGGTAGTAGCAATAAATAATAAAAAATGTATAGGGTCTGAATTATACCAAAATGGAGCAGTAAATGCTGAAAGGTTTAACGATTTTTTGAAAAAGATATGTAGTAAAGTAAGAGGCAAATTATTTGTTTTAGACAACGGACAAATACATAAAAAGGAAAGCACAAAACAAATCATAAAAGAAAGTGGTAATTATTTGGTTTATACTTGTCCTTATCACCCAAGACTGAATAGTATAGAGCAGTTTTTTAACCAGATGAAACATTATGTAAAATTAGATAAACCAAATACATTTACAGAATTAGATGAAAGTGTGAAAACATCAATAGATAAAATAAAAGAAGAAAATTATAAAAATTACTTTATTTATGCTTATAATAAAGATTACTATAAAGATAAAACAAATAAGAGAAAATATAACAAAAGAAGAACATTAAAGATTTATAAGGATTGATAAACTCGGCATTTAAAATACGCGTTGCTCTAAATAGATTTATTGCGTTTATGCGATTTCATTGATATGTGTTTTTTTGATTTAAACCCACCTTTAATTTCTTTAAAGTCTTTTGTATTATCTTCAATTAATTTAATTTCGTCCTTGGTAAGTTTGAAAAGGCGGTATATGTCTTCTTGATTTTGAATATCTCCTTCATTTGGTTTACTAAATAAGTTTAGTATATTAAATTCATTTTTATAATTAGGTGGAGCACTATATTGTGTTATTTTTAATATAAAATTAATTAATTTACTATTTAAAAATTTAATTAAATTATTTTTATTATCTTGGTGTTTTACAATTTGATACATTGTATTATTAGTTGTTCCAATTTCCTTTGATATATATATAGCATATAAATTAGCTTTTTCTTTACCACCATTATATGTCATTATAATTTTAGGGTTATTTAAATAATCCGGTTTATCTTTATATTTATGAAATACTTCTTGATAAAGGTTTTTATCTACATCATAATAATGATAATGAGGAGTACCTAAAATATTTTTAACACCTTTTTCGGGTTTAACAGTCTGATTATAGATTATATTAAACTTTTCACCATTTTTATTTAAAACTTTATTTATAATTGATATAGATTCTTTATTAATTAAATGAGGTATAAAAGGTAAATTATATAAATCATAATATTTATTATCATTTAATATAAGTGTTTTTTTTTTAACTTTATTTTTATTTAAAAGGTAATAATCTACATCAGGAAAATTAGGTATTTTTTCAGAATCATTTATAATTTTTAATTTTTGTAAATTATAATTTTTAAATAAGTTCCATATATCACCTGCAGACGCTTTTTTACTTGTTGGTTTTCTCCAACCTTGTGGGTGTATCATTAATAAATATCCATTGTTTTTTAACATTATATTAAAAGATTTAAATACAAAATCTTTCCAAATTATACCACCTCCTTTTCCAACACCACCCGAATTGAATGGTGGGTTTCCCATAATTATATCAAAATTATTATTAAATTCTTTTATTTTATTTAAAAATTTAATATTTTCTTTTTTTTTAGGAGCTTTAATTTTTTTAGGCGCTTTAATACATTTGCCAGTATTGTAATTACATATTTTATTTTCTATTTCGCATATTTTTCTACATTCTTTTTTTTTAACCTCTTTTTTTTCATCAATAATATTAAATATATCTATTTCATCTTTATATTTCCCATCAATAAAACTACCTTCAAATATATTAAGTTCATATTTTTTACCACAAAATATCTTTTTCATCATAAATACATTTGTTTTATCTAATTCAACCATATAAAGCATATTTTCTAATATATGTTTCCTACGTTTTTCTTCATCTCTATAATCTTTAACATCTTTAAGACCTTCCATTAATCTCATATATACAGCAACTGGAAAATTACCCATACCTGCCGCTGGATCTAACCATTTCAAATTAGGATTTTTCCATACTTCTTCTGGTAATTCATTCAAAGTATCCAACATTTTTTCTACAAGTTCCATAGGTGTAAATACTTCACCACGCTCGTCTTTTGCTTTTTTAGTAAAAGGTAAGGTTTTATTTATTTGTTCTAAAAGTTTATCAGGAGTTTCAATAGTATATATTTTTTGTCTTTTAGATTTTAATAAATGGTTTAATGATATGATATTTCCGCCTGTTTTTTTTCCACCACCTTTTATATCATCATCATCTTTTTCTTTAATATTATTGCTAAAAGTGTCTTTTATAATATTAAACATATCTTCTTTACTTTTACCGGGTATATTATTTGTAGTCCTATCTTCAAAACCTTTGATAAATATTTCATATAAATTATCTTCACCATCGTAATTACATATATTTTTCTTATTTTCCTTCATATCTTCAAATATTTTATTAATTTCAATCATATCAATATTATTATTTTTATTATCAAATAAGCAATAATTATCACACATTAAAGATAAAAGCAATATAGATATTAATACAATTTCTTTTAAGTTTTCTTTTATTTTATCTTCGTCAACTTTATCTTCTTTTTTGTCTTTCCCTTTATCCTTACTTTTATCTTCACTACTATTATCATCTTCACCACCATCTTCATTTTCATCATCTTGTTCTTTTTGTAATTTTTTTTCTACTTTTTTTCCTGTTGGTATAGCTTCTCTTTCTTTAAGTTTTTTATTAAATGCTGCTTGTTCTAATTTAAAATTTTGCAAATACCATAAAATATCTTTATCAAATTTATTTAAATCAAAATCATATAAGTCAATAACGTTTTTAATATCTTTATTATTTGAATAATCATTTGTATCTAGTAATTTTTCAAAATACGCTTTGCTGTAATCTATTATTTCTTTTTTGATTTCTTTTTTACTTTTTATATAATCATATTTATTTATAAATACATCTTTATCAATATGAATCACATCGCCAATTGGTATATATTCTTTTTTATTTTTTTCGTCTTGTTGTTCTTTTGATAACATTTTGGTATTAATATAATTTAATGTTCGCAATATTCTTTGTGGTTTTAAATCTACCATAAAACCATATTTCTTTTTAGGACAATATTCTGATATATTACATTCGGTATTATCTTCTAATTCCGTCATGCTTCTAAATAACATTTGAAATATGCTATCTGTACTCATTGTATTACTAAATAAAGTTACTATGTCAACATTTGGTAATGATACACCCAATTTTAACTTACCACCAGTAAGTATAATTAAACCTCTGTATTTATCTTCATTTTTTATAGATTTCTCTATATTTTTAATTTGAGTTTTAATATCATCATCTTTTTGAGTTTTATATTTTGTATCATCTTGAAAACTTATATTTTTATATTCTTTTATTAACTTATCATATTCTTTTTTATTTCTTTCAATTTTATCTTTTATTTCTTGTTTATCACTTTTTGTTGTAGTTTTTATTTCACTTTCAGTTCTGCATATAAAAAACATATGTGATTTAAAAAAGTCATTAAAATTATTTTTCAAAAAATATAATAAGCTAAATATAATATTATCTAATAATCTCCCAGGTGTCCCTCCTGGTAAAAACCACAATTGAGAAGTTTTATGTTTAACATGTTGTAATGTTCTACATTCATTCATACAAACATCTCTAATTCTAGGAATAATACCTCTTTTTTTGATAAAATCTACATCTTTATAATTCCTATTTTTAGATTTATATTTAGGTATAGGAATATATATTTTACTATCTTTTTCATAATATATATTTTTACATTCTTTAATAATATCATCATATAAAGTATTACTTTTACTTATAGTATCAATTATATTTAATTCTTTATATTTTTCATCTTGTGTAATATTTTTTCTATCTTTTATATTTTCTTTTTCTATTTCTTTAAATACGAAATATTTTATATTTTTTTCAATTGACCCCTTTTTAATAGGATAACCTAAATAATATTCAAATAATATTTTTAATTGAGGTTCATTTTCAAATGTAATACCATCTTTTAAATATGTAAATAATTTATCCATATCAAATCCATAGTTTGGTTCTCCTTCAAGTAATCTTAATTGCTCATCTAAAAATTCCTTATGCCATACTGATGTTAATAAAAATGGTTCTGGAAAATGTTTATAATCTTTTGTAATATAATCAACATTATTATTGAAATTTTCTTTAACGACCTCATTTACAATATCTTCGTCATAATTCTTTGAAAAATATTCAATTAGTTTATCTATCTTATTATTTTTATAATTATTTAAAAAATTAATATCTTGTAGACCCCAATTAAATATTTTTGTAATATTATAAACATTTGTTGGTTTGTTATAAGTGGCTGTTACATATATTTCTTTTTGGTCTTTGGATTTTATATTTTTAAATATTATTTCTGCAATTGTTGTTGACATACCATAATGAGCTTCATCATAAAACATAATTTCAAATTTAATACCATTAATTAGTTTTAATACTTTTTCGGCAATATCTATTGCCTTTTTTGTGTTATCTTTTAATTCATCTTCATTTTCTTTATTATGTATTCCTAATTTTTGTTTGGAAATTATATAAACTATATTTTTATTTGGATAAGGTTTAATAAAACCTTCTTTTTTAACATTTACAACCTCTATATTTTTTACTTTAAAGTCTATATAATCATTAAAAGCATCCTCATATTGAGACATTGTTTCTGTTGGCGCCGGTGTAATTATAATATAATTTTTAAAAGTATTTGGAAGATTTTTATTAACATCTTCAAGAATTGTTCCAGCCATTATGTAAGTTTTACCAGAACGTGGTATAGCACCCACTAATATTTTCTTTTCTTTATTAATATGTTTTTGAATTGATTTTATTATTAATTGTTGATGAAATCTTGGCACAAACGATTTTAATATTTTTTCTTTAACATTCAAAAAAATTTTCTCAAAATTTGTTTTATAAGCATCATTATCTAAAAAATTAAAATCATTCAATATTTTCCACAATTTACTATAATGCCTTTCTAAATCATTTAAATCATATACGTTTTCATAATTACCACGAGGGGATATATATTTAATTAAAACATTACTTGATTTATTAGCCGACTTGCACAATTTTTTAAAATGTTCTTTATTTTTTACAAAAAGCAATGTATTTATAGAGTTATAAATTTTTGTTTTTTTTATATCCTCTTCAGTTTCCCTCTCTCTCATCAAAGGACATAAGTTTTGTATATCGTAATGTTTTATATCATCGCCTTTTCTATATTTAACAGAAACTAAATTTAAATCATATTTCGTATCTTTTTCTTCTTGTTTTGTTCTAAATGTTATATCAGAATATCCTCCTGAATTTCCACTTATATATCCTTGGTTTGAATATTCATCAAAATGTTTTTGTATTTTTTCAAAATTAGAGAAAATATTAAAATTACCT